TTTCTTTAATAAATTTTTTAACCACTTTATCATCTTTTATGATTTCAGGTTGATACTTAGGATTCAAACTGTTCAGCTTACGCTTTTTCATTACACCCTTTGGTTTTATTTAGGTTACACCAACCTAAACAGTAAACCTGTCCTGTTAGCTTATATATTAAAGTGCATAATAGGTTTTTCATTTTTTAAACTTTATAAATTTGTATATTGTAAAAGCTATTGCCAACACTAAAGAAACAAGTGTTAAAACTTCATTGCATTCAGTAATGCTAAATGCTATTGCTGAACCATTAGCTAGTCCTACTTGTATTGTGTCTTGTACCTCTTTCATTTGTTTTATTTTTAGGCTTACTTTCCAAATAGGATTTCAGTTTTGTTATGTTCTTTGGTTTTGTTTTGTAATGTTTCTTCATTATGTTAAATCAGAAGTTAAAAAGTTCCGTAATGTAAGTTTTGTTCCTTGTTGGCTTGGTCTTTCTAAGTTCATTCCATTATAATAGGCGTTTCTGTCAGGATTTACATCAGATCCTGAGTTGGTTGAGTATTTTGGAAAACTAGCTAGATTGTTTGTTACATAGTCAATCATTCGCTCAGTATAATATTCTGCCGTATTTCTAACCTCTTCACGCAGGTGTTGTGCTTCTTCTGTTGATAGACTTGTACCTGTTTCTGAAGTCTTAGAATAAATATTGCCATTTTCTATCTTGAAACGAAGAAATGGAATGGCGTGATAAAATGCCCAATTCGGAAGCATATCACCAATATAATCATCTACAAGAGTCTTATCATCTCCTGTTAAAGATCCTGCTACAATATGGTCTTTAAGATGTTTTGTTAAATCTGTTCCAAGTTTTGTTTCTACATAGAGTTTTTGTGCCTGTCTTACATACGGAAGTAGTAAGTCGACATCTACATTTAAATTGATTGCGGTGCTATCTTTGAGCTTCGCTTCTGATATGAAGAGTACGTATGCCATAATTAATTGTAATATCCGTGGTTATCCATTCTTTGTGGTGCTATTGCTACCAACTTGTCATTTCGTTCTGCTGTAAATCCTTCTGATACTGCTTTTGTGTAGCCTATAACCTCAGCATCTTTAATAGGTTGCTTTGCATTTCTTAGTGAATTCTTGTAGATTTTACGCAAGAAAAAATGTCTGCATTGAGGTCCACCTTTGTATAAAAATATGTTATATGGTTCACCTTCAGGATAGTCTGAAGTTGGGTGTCCAAATCCAAAATTTACTTTGTTACTATCTACATTTACCAAATCTTCTTTACGATATACTTTGTTAGCAGCTACCATTAATTCACAAAACTCTCTGCTTGTTCCTGATTTATTTACCAAGAAATTATCTGTAGCATAAACATATCTAACTTTGTAATAATCACTATAAGATTTATTGACACCGTCCTGACTACTTCTTGCGTTTGGTCTTGCTGTTACAGCTCTTGCATCGTCTTCTGCTAGTTCAATTCTTTTATTAGCTTCTTTGTTAAGTTCCTTTTCAAAGTCAAAATCATTATGCTCACCATCTACAACCTCCTCTTCTATTAATTCCCAATCATCAGATATATCTTCACCTACTTCACTCATCCATTTTTCAAGTTCTGTTTTATTGCAACATACTTTTTTAGATAGTTCTGTAGCTTCTGAATGGTCCTTACAAGCCATATAAGCCGTTCTGCCTTCATATTCGTGTTCGTGATACCCTTCACACCCTAAAGTCTTTGCGTGAGCTTCAGCGTCTTCTATTGTGCTAAAAACAGGCTGACCATCTATCATTCCCACTTTGTTAAGTTTTACATCTTGTTCAACAGTATCTTCATTATCTAAAGGTTCAAGCCCAAGTTCTTCTCTGATTTCGTCTGTAGTCATTACTTCTCTGATAGTCTTAGAATCAAATTGTACTGTAATAGGTTTAAGCTGTACAAAGTTTACAGGTAAATCCATATTGTTTACTTGAAATATTTTTCTAAGGCTTTTAACTAATTGATCTTGGAATGGCTTGACAACAGTATTTAAGTAGAAATTTGCCGCATTTATGATCTCGTCTGTATTTGAAGAAAATCCGTTAGCAGAATCTATGCCCATAAGCGTCTTAGAGGTTACTCTGTGCCCACTTAAGATGTTTGAGGTTAGTAGCTCTTGAAGTGCTAAATATTGTTTGTCTAAGTCGCTAGAATTAATTGGTGTAATTTCAGGAGTCCTTGTCTTATCGTCACTAAAAGTTAATACAAACTTGCCTGAATTATTTTCTGAGCAGAATTTTTCTGTTAAACTTTGTTCTATTTGGAAACGTTCTTCTTGAGTAGGTATGCCATTAGCAAAGGATATCATAAAAGATCCTGCAAATCCATTTGAGATATTATTTAAATGGAACTCAGATACACGACCATCAATAAGTGCCCAATTATTGCAACTCACGTAATCAGGTGTAAAATAAGAGTTCATATTAGGACTATAAAGACCTGAATACATTATTTGATTTGCTGAAGTTCTATCATTAGCATTAAAGGCAGGAACGTAATAAGGCTTGTTCTGTCTAGTGTTTGACCAATCTGCTGAGATGTAATATCCTTTAGTCTTTCCAAATTCATCAGGTCTTGCACATCTTAGCTTAGAAACATCCACGTGATAGATTTCAGCGATTTGAGTCCTGTCCTTTGACCACACTATGTTAAGTGCAAATGCTCCTTGTAATTTAAAGTCAAAAGAAAGTTTCTTAATAACTTCGTGTAGGCTTTCATTTCCATTAGCCCTATTCATAAAGTTTTGTAGCTTAATACTTGCTTCTGTAACCTCTTCGTCTTCTATAATAAGAGCTTCACCTGCTATCATTTCAGATGTAGAATTAATAATGGCAGCAGATATGCTACTTGAATAATAAAGATCTATCAAAAACTGTGGATAAAGGTTTTTCCATTCACCATTAGCATCTCCGTACTCAATCCAATCTTTTCCACGCACCTCTGCAATTACAGGAGCTGTGCTCGTTTCTAAATTTATATTAATGATATTGTCTTTCATATTTTATTTTTTATAAAGCTTGAAGTCTTGCGTTTACATTATCTAACATTGTGGCTGAAGGTGCATCATTATATATTTGTATCTCTGTTATTGTACCACTATAAGGGTTTAAATCCACCCTTCTTACACCAATAGTGTCAATATCAGCAGTTCCTGCTAATGTTCCACTTGATGACTGTGATACCCCATTAGCATACCATTGTATTAAGTTAGGATCTTTTCTATATAGTAATATTGAGCCATCAGTCCAAGTTCCACTATCTAACGTCAAGTCTAAATTTGTTGCATCTATCTTAATTCTTATTGTATTATTAGAAGTTAGCTTGAAAAATTCTCCTGTTGAAGTATTATCACCTAATATTACACCTGTAAAAGCTGAAGGATTAAACCTTATGCCAATAACAAAATTACCTGTTAAACTTATTTGTCCTGCTGTTTGTAAGTTCTGAGTATTAGCAGAGTCAAAAGTAAGAACACCATTTGCAAAGGTAGGCTGTTCACTTGGTGTTGATTGATCCATTCTAAGAGTAGAATCACCTTCACTATTACCCCATGATTTAACTCCCGGAGACGGTTCTAAATCAAGCTCAGAAGCCTTACGATACCACGCAACTAAACTTGATTCATCAGTAGGTAACCAATAAGGATTCCTTGAAGAACTAAGGCTTTTTCCTAATTTAAGAGCTAACATATTTTAAGTAGTTATACCTTCGTGGTAACCAATCCCAACTCCCGAAGTCAAAGTGATTGCTGTCACGTTCATAAAGAGAGTCGTTCCGGCAGGTACAGTTGTATGTAAAGCAGCTTCACCTGTTGCATCTGCAACTGTTATTGAAGCTATCACTGATTCTACAGGAAAGTTTACACAGTAATAGTCTTTACTTGTTTGTGCTGCTGTAGTAAATATTTCTGTTCCTCCGTTTTTACCTAATTGCTCCATTAAGAGCTGTTGTACATTTTCTATTGCCATTTTTTTTTATTTTATTGTCCGTAATATATATAATTAGTAGATGATGGAGCTTCTCTCTGAGTGTACTGAACTTGAGCCGTTCCATCTTTGTCTGTTACATTTAATATTCCTTTTGTTACTATTCCCTGAACTATACCATTAGTATTAGCCACAGGAAGTATATCTG